TACAAGGCTGCGTTCTTGGCCGGTCAGATGGCGGCAAGAGGCGGGAGTTGGAAATGACCGATGCACATATGATGGCAAGAATTAGCGACCCTAACACTAGTCATGAAGCCGCCCATAGTTTCAACCCAACCAGAATGGAAGCTATGATTCTAGAAGCTATTGCTAAATTTCCAGATGGTTGTATAGCCGATAACATTAGAATGCTGTTTCCACACATTCGTAGACACACAATTGTTCCACGGTTTGCTCCTTTATTACGTAGCGGTTGTATCGTAGATACAGGCGAACGAAGAAAGGCGGCGTCGGGTCGAAAACAACGGGTGGTTAAGTTTGTTCCAGAACCGGAACGAGTAGCGGGTTTTCAAAAACCCAAAAAAATTAAGTGGGTCGGGCTGACGGATGATGAGATTAAAGAAATCATAGGACCGTGGGGGGATACGCCAATCAAAGGCTACACCCGCAAACTGTTTGACCAGATTGAAGCCAAGCTCAAGGAGAAGAACGGTGGATAAGGAAGACATCATCCGCATGGCGAGGGAGGCGGAAATTCCCGGGGCGTGGGACTTGAATTGGTTTGACCCATATCTTGATAGCTTTGCGGCCCTTGTCGCCGCGCATGTAAAGAAACCATGGGTTGGGCTAACTAAAGAAGAGGCTAAAGAAATTAGCTTTGCAAATCGACCGTATGTCATAGACATGATAGCCGCGCTTGAGGCGAGACTGAAGGAGAAAAACACATGAGATACGGAATCCTTGATGACGAAGGGCAAGTAGTGCGGTGGGTCTGGCATATGCCGCCATATCCTCACATAGTCGAGCGCATCAAACGCAAACGTAAACCCAAGTTGGACTTGTCCAACGTACCAGATGCTTTATTCTAATGAAATACAAATCTAGGATATGGCAGTTTGGTCAGTGCATTCAACCCGACAAGTGCCAAGAACTTATCGATCATTTTCGTAATTCAACTAGTGTGATGGACGCGAAGATTGGTGATATCACAAATCCAGTTGTGCATGAACACCGTAAAGCAAGGTTATGTTGGGTTCCAGAACAAGCGTCAATTACATTACTTCTTTTTACGCATGGGTTAATCGCTAACTTCAAGGGTGCTTGGGGTTTTGATATCGAAACCTCTGAACAAACACAGGTTGGCGAATATTTAATTGGTGGGCATTACGACTGGCATAGGGACGAAGAGTTTTTTAACAAGGAGAAAGGCAAACATCGTAAGGTATCGGTTGTTATGCAGTTATCTGACCCTAACGATTATGAGGGTGGGGATTTGATACTGGACTTTACACAGCAAACTCCCGCTTCACGCGAACGAGGGTCCATAGTTGCATTCCCTAGCGAACTAATGCACAAGGTTACACCTGTCACACGAGGTGTTAGATATTCAGCCACGCTGTGGCTTAACGGTCCATTGATGATTTAAAGGGGGGAAGAGTGAGCGCGATTGTTACCCCGCAACAAATGATTGAATATATGTTGGCGCTATTAGATAGCGTGGTCGAAGATTACCCCGAAGAAGAACAGGAAGCTACTAAAGCAAAAATACTGGATGCGTTTAGTGTGGCTATGTTTAAAGGACCAAAAGAATGACAGCAGATGATATCCATGTTGGTGGTAACCACTATAAAGAGATGGAGTTCCCGCCGTGGGATGCGATGCAAGCAATATTAACTTACGAGGAATTCGTAGGGTTTCTCAAGGGCAACATCATTAAGTACTCGATGCGTCAGGGACGCAAGGCCGGATCGACTGACGATGCCGAGAAGGCACTACACTACGCCGCCAAATTAAAAGAGGTACAAGGTGAAATTGATCACTGTTGATTTTGAGACATACTACGATCAGGACTTCAGCTTATCCAAGATAACTACGGAGGAGTACGTTCGTAGTTCTCAGTTTGAGGTTATTGGAGTAGGTGTAAAGGTAGACAACGAGCCTACGCAGTGGGCCAGTGGGCCGAGGAAAGAGTTGGGTCAGTGGCTCAAGCAGTTTCCGTTTGCCGAGTCTATGGTGGTTGCCCACAACACAATGTTCGATGGTGCCATTCTCAAGTGGCATTTCGGTATAGATGCGAAGATATGGGCAGACACCCTGTGCATGGGACGCGCTATCCACGGGGTCGAGGTAGGTGCTTCGTTAAAAGCACTAGCCGAGCGGTACAAGGTGGGTGCTAAGGGTGAAGAAGTTATCCATGCCAAGGGCAAACGGCGTCTGGACTTTAGCGATGAGGAGTTGTCACGCTACGGGGATTACTGCCTCAATGACGTAGATATAACTTACAACCTGTTTGGTCTGATGGCTCCGTCCTTTCCACGGGATGAGTTGCGCCTGATTGATCTGACGTTGCGGATGTTCATTGACCCCGTTCTAGAAGTGGACGAGGACTTAATGCGCGACCACCTACGGGATATCCAACTAGCAAAGCAAGAGCTACTAGATAACACTGGGGCGGAAAAAGCCGAGCTATTATCTAATCCAAAATTCGCTGCGCTGCTTAAAGAGTTTGATGTTATTCCTCCTACTAAGATAAGCCCAACCACAGGCAAAGAGACGCTTGCGCTAGCTAAGAACGACGAGGAGTTCAAGGCACTAGCGGAGCACCCGGACGTGCGAGTGCAAGCTCTTGTTGCGGCACGACTAGGCACTAAGTCTACGTTGGAAGAAACAAGAACCGAGCGGTTCCTAGATATCAGCAGTCGAGGGACATTGCCGATTCCGCTACGGTACTACGCCGCACATACTGGTCGGTGGGGTGGGGACGACAAGATCAACATGCAGAATCTGCCGAGCCGGGGCGAGCATGGTGGCAAGATCAAGCGAGGGATTCTTGCGCCTGAAGGGTACGTGATAATCGACTCCGACTCTTCGCAGATTGAGGCAAGGACGTTGGCGTGGTTATCTGGTCAGGATGACCTGTTAACTGCTTTTACTAATGGCGAGGACGTGTACAAAATCATGGCCTCTTTTATATATGGGAAGCCTATAACCCTGATTACCAAGGAGGAGCGGTTCATCGGCAAGACCACAATCCTCGGCGCAGGGTACGGTATGGGTGCGGCTAAGTTCAAAGCTGCACTGAAGACTACCGGGATTGATATGGATCTGGACATGGCACGGCACATCATCAACGTGTATCGCGCCACTAACAACAAGATCGTAGCCCTATGGCAACAAGCTCAGGCAACACTCAAGGGCATGGTCAATGGTGAGGAAACTCAGCTAGGTCGAGAGGGTGTGCTCAGAGTATTTAATACATCCATCAAGTTACCTTCCGGGTTACTCATGCGATACGACGAGCTAAAGGTTGAGCCGGGAGAGAAGGGGCCGTCCTTTATGTACCGCACTCGCAAGGGGTTCACATATATCTACGGCGGCAAGGTCATTGAGAACGTGTGCCAAGCAGTCGCAAGGTGTATAATTGGAGAGCAAATGTTGCGGATTGCTAAGAGGTATCGTGTTGTCATGACAGTTCATGATGCCATCGCATGTGTAGCACCCGAGGCAGAGGCACAAGAAGCTATGGCGTACGTCATGGAGTGTATGCGGTGGACTCCCAAGTGGGCAGAAGGTTTGCCGCTAAACTGTGAGGCGGGGTTTTCCCGTAGATACGGAGATTGTTGAGTGAAGTTACCCCCGTGGTCCTTTAGTAGTATTAAGGCATATGAACAGTGCCCTAGAAAGTTTTACCACCTGAAGGTAGTAAAGGACTACGAAGAATCGGCCACGGAAGCGACCCTATACGGGTCGCAGTTTCATGAAGCGGCTGAACTCTACATCAGGGACGGCACGCCCCTACCCCCACACTTTAACTATGCGAAGTCAGTACTAGACAACTTCAACCGGATGCCGGGAGAAAAGCTGTGCGAGTATGAGATGGGCTTGACCGAAGATCTACAACCTTGCGGGTTCAAAGACGAGAACGTATGGTGGCGGGGTATTGCCGACTTGGTTATCCTTGACCGTGACAATGCAGAAGCAAGGGTGGTGGACTACAAGACCGGCAAGTCAACAAAGTATGCCGACAAGGGTCAGCTTGAACTCATGGCACTGGCTATCTTCAAGCACTTCCCTGAGATTAAGAAGGTTAAGGGTGGTTTGTTATTTGTAGTGGCTAACGCTTTCCTTAAAGATAACTACCACATAGACCAGCAAGATGTTCGCTGGAGTAAATGGATTGCAGATCGCAAGCGCATGGCGGCGTCCTACGCCAACAATGTATGGAACGCAAGGCCGAGCGGGCTGTGTCGTAACCACTGCGTAGTTTTATCTTGTCCCCACAATGGAAGGAGTTAGTAATGCCTTACGTTAATAAGCCACGTCCGTACAAGAAAGAGTACGCGCAACAGAAGGAGCGGGGCGAACACCCCCTGCGGATGGAACGCCAGAAGGCACGTCGGATGTACGATGCCGAGGGGGTTGACCGCAAGGGCAAGGACATAGACCACAAAGTTTTGTTAAGTAAAGGCGGGAGCAACGACAAAAGTAATCTGCGACTCACTACTCCGCACAAAAATCGTAGCCGAAACGGTAAGTAATGCAGATCGTCAACAACAAAGACTTATTACTACAGCTACGTGACCCAACGAAGGTCACGAGCCAGATACCGAAGAGCAAGGACATAGGGAACAATCAAGTGCTAGTTAACTGGGGGCTGGACGAAGCCCGGGCTTTACGCCAACTAAATATCCGTAACGTGCCTAGTCCCATCTTGGGACAATACAAATGGCCGGGGATGTACAAACCGTTTGACCATCAAAAGACAACGGCATCGTTCCTTACGCTGAACCAAAAAGCCCTATGCCTGAACGAGCAAGGTACGGGCAAGACGGGTAGCGTCATCTGGGCTGCTGATTACTTGTTGAGCATAGGCCGAATCCGGCGAGTGCTAGTGATCTGCCCCTTGTCAATTATGGATTCGGCGTGGCGAGCAGACCTGTTTAAGTTTGCCATGCACCGTACGGTAGATATCGCATACGGTAGCGTAGATAAACGCAAGGCAATCATCAAAGGCGATGCCGAGTTCGTCATCATCAACTACGATGGGGTCGAGACAGTCGAGTATGAAATTGATAACGGCGGGTTTGACCTGATTGTTGTCGATGAAGCCAACGCCTACAAGAACACTTCGACTAAACGCTGGAAGTGTTTGAACCGCTTGGTTGGCTCTCGCACGTGGCTGTGGATGTTGACTGGTACACCTGCCGCACAATCTCCAGTAGATGCGTACGGTCTGGCTAAACTAATCAATCCAAACTCAGTGCCGCGCTTCGCGTCTTCGTTCAAGGAGATGGTACTACTAAAGATTTCGCAGTTCCGGTGGATACCAAGGCCAGAAGCTACGACTATTGTGCATCGTGTATTGCAACCGGCGATCCGGTTCAGTAAAGAAGATTGCCTTGATTTACCTGAGATGACTTACGTACGGCGTCGGGTCGAGTTGACCGCACAGCAGAAAAAATACTACAAGCTACTTAAAGACAAGCTAATTGTTCAAGCGGGTGGTGAACAGATAACAGCAGTCAACGCGGCAGTGGCAATGTCTAAGTTGCTACAAGTAGCATGTGGTGCTGTCTACACCGACAACGGTGAGGTCATCGAGTTTGATATCAAGAACCGATACGCTGTCCTCAAGGAAGTCATTGAGGAGGCGAGCCAGAAGGTGCTGGTCTTCGTGCCGTTTAAGAATGCGATTGACCTTGTATCTGAAAAACTAACAAATGACCACATTTCAAACGAGGTTATTCGTGGTGACGTGCCTGTTAACAAACGTACGGACATCTTCCGTAGGTTCCAAGAAACACCGGACCCGAAGGTACTAATTATTCAACCCCAGTCAGCGGCACATGGGGTGACCCTAACAGCGGCAAACACCGTAGTATGGTGGGGGCCGACTGCCTCGCTCGAAACGTACGCCCAAGCTAATGCACGAGTCCATCGTGCAGGACAAAGGCATCCTTCAACAGTTGTACAGCTTGCTGGCGCAGCAGTTGAGAGTCACGTTTATAAGCTACTAGATAATAAAATAGACGTTCACGCAAAGATCATAGATTTATACGACGATCTGCTTGCGTAGCAACGCAAACCCTGTTAAACTACACTTCCCTTTTACCAAGGAGCTGTCATGCACCCCGAAGAAACGCCGCAACAATATACGCCTGAGAAGTTAGTGCGTATCTACCTCAAGATGAAGGAAGCGCGTGAGAAGCTAGCCGCAGACTTCAGAGAGGCAGACGAGAAGATTAAGACCCAAGCCGACAAGGTGAAGCGGGTTCTTTTGCAACATTGCAAAGACCATAACGTCGAGTCCGTGAAGACGGCAGAGGGCATGTTCTATCGCACGACGCAGAAGACCTACTTTACTAACGACTGGGAGTCAATGGGCAAGTTCATCGTCGAGCACCGATGCCCTGAGCTTTTGGAGAAGCGGATACACCAAGGAAACTTGAAGCAATTTTTAGAAGAGAACCCGGAGCTTCTACCGCCCGGGCTGAATGCTATGACCGAGTACTCAATCACTGTTAGGAGAAACAAACAATGACGTTGCGATTTGTACCAATCGAAGATTTAGCACGGACGCTCACCGTGTCGGTTACGACGGTAAGGAGTTGGGTTCGGACAGGACTTATTCCGGGTGACACATACGTTAAGATCGGCAATACTTACCGATTCGACAAGGACGCGATCATCAACCACTTCAAACCACAGAAGTCAGTATCGGAACCCGCCCCCTTGCCGCCCCCGCCCGAGCCTGAACCCAAGATGGAACAGCTTGAGTTTAACTTTGATTTACTCGGCACAAGTAACGAATTTGATGCCGTTGACGTTGACCAAAACCTTTGAGGTAACCATGAACGAACTATCCCTATTCGGAAACCGCCGCTCTTCTGCCCGTCTCGCTGATGTCGCGGATGCTATCACTGACAACGTAAATGCTGGCAACGTCAACCGCCGCATTAGTCTTGAAGGTAATTTCTTTCGTGAAATCATCAACGGCAAGGAAGTCCGGGTCAATGAGGAGCGTGCTACTAACGTAGTTATTATTAACGCCGCCCCTATCTCCAAGATGTACTTTGCCGAAGCGTATGTCAAAGGCAAGCCAGTAAAGCCCACTTGCTGGTCTTCAGATTCGCAAGTCCCAGATCAGTCAGTGCCGGATGATCAACGGCAGTCTGCTCGTTGTATGGATTGCCGCCAAGCAATCAAGGGTTCGGGTCAAGGTGATAGCAAAGCATGTAAGCCCCAACAGCGCATTGCTATTATTTTTGAAGGTGCAATTGAGAATCGTGAGGTCTATCAGTTGACTCTTCCGCCAACAAGTATTTTTGGCGACCCGTCTGAGCATGGTGGCAAGATGCCGTTGCAAGCGTATGCCCGTCACCTCAAAGCTCACGGCGAGAAGGCGATTGGTATCGTGACCGAGATGCGATTCGACAAGGATAGCTCTACGCCTAAGCTGGTGTTCAAACCTGTGCGTCCGTTGGATGATGCTGAGTTGGATATTGCGTTGGCTTTGCGGGACGCTCCTGAGACTCAGCGATATCTGAAGCTCAATGTATCGCAGATGGATAAGGTCATTCCTGAGCCGGTTCCTTCGTTGTTTGGCAATGTTGAACCTAAGCCGGAAACCAAGGCGAAAGCCAAGCCAAAGGCTGAGGAAGTTGAGGAAGTTATTGAAGAACCCAAGAAGGTTGTTAGCAAGAAGACTAGCACCGCTCCCCAAGCGGAAGCTATTGATATGAGTGACATCGTAGGCGATTGGGACGATTGATCACGTAGTCTTCAGGCGGTGGCGGTTGGGGTATGTGTACCCTAGCCGCTATTTTTTTCTTCGTATGGGGCGAAGATGCAAGCGAAGGAATTCCTAGAGTCCGTCTTAGGATCAGACGGGTTCTACTGCACAGTGGGGTTGAAGGGTCCAAAGGATAACGTAACCCGAGTCCAGCGGCTGTTTGACAATCTTGATGATGCTGTTGATGAAGTATTCAGACTGGACGCGCAGGGCTTCAACGCCTACCACGCGCAAGCTACGTTTGAGACTGACAAGAACCGGAAGCAAGAAAATGCAAAATATTTAAAATCGTTTTACCTAGACATCGATTGTGGTGATGGACCGAAGAAGGATTTCCCTACACAGGCCGAGGCGTTAGTTGCCCTCAAGTCCTTTTGTAAGGCGATTGCATTACCTAAGCCAACCGTCGTCAATTCTGGTTATGGCTTACACATTTACTGGATACTGACTGAACAAGTCCCGGCTGACGAGTGGTTGTCTGCTGCCAAGCAGTTCAAGCAGGTAGTTAACAAACAGGGGATGAAGTGCGACCAAACTTCCACATCGGATTCGGCCCGGATCTTACGCACTCCGGGTACGCATAACTACAAAAATGGCACACCTAGAGTTGTTACGGTGGTCGGGGAAGTTGCAGCCCCGATCCGGTTTGAAGACTTCAAGGACATCATTGGTGCTATACCTACACCGGAAGGAAACGCTAAAGCCAAAGCAGAATATGACCCGCTTACACAAAACTTAATAAGCAACTATCAGCATAAGTTTAAGACCATCCTGATAAAAAGCGGTCAGGGTAAGGGGTGCGCCCAGATCAAGAAGGTTGCGACAGAGCAAGCTACAACGCCGGAACCGCTGTGGAGGGCGGGTTTATCAATCGCGGCACATTGCATGGATCGGGACATCGCTATCCACAAGATATCGGACAAGCATCCGCAATACAGTTCCGAAGAGACGATAGAGAAAGCCAACAAGATACACGGTCCTTACACCTGCGAAACTTTTAACACGCTCAACCCGGGTGTATGTGAGGACTGCCAGCACTGGAGGCAGATCAAGTCACCGATTGTTCTTGGTCGGGAGATTAAAGAAGCAGAAGAAACCGAGGAGGTTGAAGACGATAGCGTAGTAAAGAGTGCAGCAAGTCATTCTATTCCAAAATATCCGTTCCCCTATTTCCGTGGGGCTAACGGTGGCATCTACCGGAGAGACAAAGACAAGGATGGTGACCCCAAGGAGATCTTGGTCTATCACAATGACTTATATGTAGTCCGTAGGATACGAGATCCAGAAGCTGGCGAATCCGTAATGATGCGCTTGCATCTACCAAAAGATGGGGTACGAGACTTTACCGTAGCACTTACAGCCGTCACATCACGTGATGAATTTAGAAAGGTGATGTCGTTAAACGGCGTTGCCGTCATTAACCCGGAGCATCTTATGCACTACACAACTTCATGGGTAAATCAATTGCAAAATACAGCAGTCGCTTACGAAGCTAGAAGACAGTTCGGTTGGGTCGGGGATAAGGAAAACCCCTTACAGTCCTTCGTTGTTGGGGCAATTGAAATATTCCCAGACAGGGTTGATATCAGCCCCCCATCTGTATCGACGGCAGGGTTAGTCCCACTGTTTGAGCCACAAGGTACGCTAGAGAAATGGAAGGAGTTAGCAGAAGTCTGGAATAAGCCCGAGTACGTATTACATCAGTTCATGTTCAGCGTCGGGTTCGGCTCACTCCTCATGGAGTTGACTGCACATAACGGGGGCACATTCCACTTCACCGGCAAGTCAGGCAAGGGTAAGAGTACGGGTTTGTACCTAGCAGCATCCCTCTGGGGTGACCCTATGCGCGTTGTTTTGGATGATAAAGATACCTTTAACTCCAAGATGAATCGGGCCGAGGTCTACAAGAACCTAGCATTTCTTCTAGATGAGATGACAAATACATCTCCGACTGACTTGAGTACTTACGCTTACGCTGTGCCGAGCGGGAGCCAAAAGAACCGCATGTCTTCTAGCGGGAACAAAGAGCGGTATCGCGGTAAGCCTTGGAAGTTGTTAGCTGCTAGCACCGGCAACACAAGCATGATCCAACGGATCGGACTGTACAAGTCGCTGCCAAAAGCCGAAGCCTTACGTATTATTGAGATACGTGTACCCGACAATCTGGCGAATTTAACCAAGGAAGAACAGGATAATTTCTACGCAGGTATTCAGAATAATTTTGGTCATGCAGGGCCGGTTTTTGTGCAGTACATGCTTAACAACGTAGAAGAATGCAAAAAAGTACTAGCGTTTGTCCGCAAGAAGATTGATGAAGCGGCAAACCTACAAGCGGATGAAAGGTTCTGGTCGTCCATGTGTGCTTGTACTATTGCTGGTGTAGTCATTGCCCGAAAGGCAGGGCTGATTAACTATGACGTTAAGACGTTGACCCAGTTCATTCTCGGTGAACTAGCCAAATCCAAGGAAAATAATTTTGATTTTGACTTGAACGCGGAACAGTTGCTGTCTGACTACATGGCCGAGAACTACAACAACATCCTTCGCATCAAGAGCACGGATGATGCACGTAAACAGTCAACTGGATTGGATCATTTGATCTTGCCTGACGCCACACCAAGGATGTCGTTGGTTGCCCGTTACGAATACGATATCAAGAAGCTGTACTTGCTACCTAAACCGTTCAAGCTGTGGTGCGTGAAGCAGCAGATTGACTACTCTAATATCCTAGACGCATTGAAGTCTGGCAGGACCAAGGCCAAGAAGGAGAAGATCCGGCTAGGTAGAGGCACTCATATGAACATGCCAGCCGCAGACGTGTGGACTTTACTTTGCCCATTTATGGATGGCAGTGGTGGTGCAGGGTAGATTTTGGCTTGACGATTTAGACCCGGACGGCCTTGTTATCAAGGTCGAATGGGATAAGTTTATTGTTGGATCGTCTATTTTTGTACCAGCAATCAATCACTTAAAGCTCAAGGAGCAGATCCTTGATATCGCCAAGCGTAAGGGGTGGGAAGTAGAGACGCGGCGTCGGGTCGAGAGCAAAATTTTAGGGCTTCGCATCTGGAGAAAACTGTGATACAGTGAAACCTGTTCGTGTGTCTCCTCCAAGGTATTACCCCCGACTGTGCGGCCACGCCTTCGGGGGATTTTTTTACCCTTAATTTAGCTCGTCATCAGAGAAGCTGTACTCCGAAGCATCTTCCATAAGCTCGGCACGCATTGCCTTACTCAAGGTAATACCGTGGAACATCTCAGCCGAAGTCTTAGCGTTGGACTTTAGCGAACTGATGATTGTGTCAGCAGTAACAGTGCCGGGATGTTTCTCCCCGAGTTTCCGCAACTTCTCCATCACCTCGTCGTACTCACGCTGATCGCTTTCGCGCATCGCTACGTATAGCTGTCGCAACAACCTCGTCTTTTCCGTTGTGACGTACTTGTCCTTGGCCTTGAGCGCGGTGTTTTGCTGGATCTGCTCCATATAACTTTGCGGAGCGAAGCCGATCATTTGCATGGCAACCTCGTACCCATTTGCTTGCTTGGATACCTCGTCACCACGTAGGGTCTTGAAGCCTTCCGAATCGTAACGGTTAGCTTTCATGAGGCTAGACAGAACGGTTGGCAGCATCTGCTCAATACCACGCTCGACTTCCCCTTCCGATACTTTCTTAGCGCCATCAAAGATACGTTGAGCAACACCAAAAGCTGGACCACCCAGACTCTCAACCGCTGCTTTAATAGGATCATCGGACCACTGGGCAAACCGTGGAGCGCGGTAGATCAACCCGTTAAAGCCGATCCGCGAGCCGATCTCAGAACCCGTCAAATAAGTAAGCAGTCCCTTGTAATAAGCCTCACCAATAGCCTTACGGACAATCGTTTCAAAGTCGTCATCGTCTGGGTCTTTGAGCATGTTATAAGCGGCAGCGGCGATGTCAAACATCGGAACACCCTGCACACCGGCTAGCAACGCAGACATACCGACAACGCCCACGATCTGTTTCTGGGCAATTGCTCGTTCTTTCTCATCAACACCGGACATCGCGGTTTTCATCGTCTTAAACAAGTACCTGTACATGGACGCGCCGTAGCGTTTGTACATTGTCGTGACATGGCCGATTTCACTTTGCCGGGACATCAGTGATGCAGTCTCTTGTCCGTTGCCACCGTTGGTCAGGTCAGACAGGTAGATCGCTTGATTAGCTGCAAACTCTTCCTTTTGCTGCTTAGTCATTTTCTTTTCGGCGTCGGTAGCCTTGTCGGACTTAAGCCGCTTCAACTCTAGGTTGTACGCGGCGATCATCGACACCTGCCGGTTGAATCGCTCCATCATATGGAATGGCAGACCGGCTAGACCCGACATCTGTGCAACTATTCCGTCAGAGCGACCCGCGTCAAAAATATCATACAAGCCAGAACGTGCTAGAGCATTTTGGCTACGTGCAACCCGGGCCAGTGTCTCAAGTGGTTTGCGCGGGTCATTTTCTGGGAGCGAGTCAAAGTCCACGTTGTCCAAAGACGGCAACCCACGGATAGTAATCGACTCGCCCTTTTCACCTTCTTTCAACGTCGAGCCATTTAACGGCACGGTGGTGCTTACCTTACGGGTAAACCCTGTGGACGAGAAGGTAGCCATTGCCTTGGTCATCTCAATAGCTGTCTGAGCATAGCCGTACTTCCCACCAAAATTGGTGTACACGACAATCGGTAGCTGCGCGACCTGAATCAGTGCAGATGACAAGTTAAACCCAAGCGTATAAGCGTAAGTTGCACCGGCAGCAAGGCGGGAGGCGGTAGATAGTTGAGTTGGGTTCATGCTTTCAGAGATGTGATCCCGAAGCTGTTGGCCCAAATACACCGCGTCTTCGTCGGTCTGCTTTTTCTTGAGCGACTCCTGCAACTCTGTGTCCAGTTTGCCGAGAATAGAGGAGTACTTAATATTGGCAATCTGCGCGGAGGTACTGAACACCTTCTCCTGCATAGCCGCAACCGCATCCTGCTTAAAACCAAGCGTGCCTTGTCGAGCATGGAAGTTTCGGGCAAATGACGTTTCCGGCATTGTGTTGAGGTACAGGTCAATCACGCTTTCAATGACAGCAGGATCAACCTTCTGGGCTTCCATCGTTGTAAGGATCTGATTGACGAATGAAGATGGTGGGGCTTTCCTGTACGTTTTTTCGGATATGCTTAGGAACGGAGAGATCTCCGTAGCACCCATCTCGTTAAGTTCTTTTATTGCAGCGTCACGGTCAGCCTTATTCTCAAAGTGCTCGATGTAGACTTCCCCGTCCGCGTTGTACGACAACCGGTATTTACCCTTACGTACTAGGGGGAAGTAAGGCTCAAGCCCACCACGGTCAACCAGCTTCTTAAAGATGTTCTCTTTAAGTTTTTTAGCGGCATCCTTGTCCTTCACCGCGTCGTCAATACGGTTACCGATCTCATCTTCGATCTTCTTGTACAACTCCCGGTACGCATTACGCATCAACCGGTAGATTTCTTGCCCGTCCTTACCTAGTAAGTCGTAGTCGGGTTTAATTCGGTCGTACTCTTTCAGTTTTTCCGGGTCAAAGTTTTTTGCCTTTTCTGGGTCCGAGCTTTTCTCGTACGTACTGCGTGGCTTAGACGGATCGACTTGCGACAGGGTGCTGCCGTAAACAACTTTATTGAAACGCTCGTAAGTTTTGGCGGACGCATTCTTGGCCCAGTTAGCAGCTTTACTAACTACAGGTTTTAACGCACGTATTGATTCATCTTGATAGCGAGCCTTAGCCCGGATTGTGTCGAGTACTTTTTGTGCTTCTGGAACTTTGCCCTTAGCGACATCGACTAGAGTTTGCAGGTCAGCAAACCGATACAAGCCGGTAAAGAATCCTTCCTTGGCACTCTGGAAGAACTGCATGGCATTACGCGCTGCGCCGGGGCGTCGGGTCGAGAACTTACCGTAATCACCGAACGCTTTAGCGACAACTTTAGCCCCTGTGCCAGTAGCAGCCGCCTTGTATAACACACCTACGTTGCGGGTTTCTGGTGATGGAGATATAAGTGTCTCGATTAGCCGGTCTGCTGCTGACAACGCAGTTTCTTCTAACGGTTTGGGTTCCATTCCAACCATAGAACGAAGCC